TATCTTTTGTCATCATTGAAAATTGTTCTTGAATTTTTTTATACTGCTGTTTTCTATTTTTTATTACTCGATTATTTTTCTCATATTTATCAGCCAACTCTTGATAACTTTCCATATGCATTTCAGTTGGTCTTATAACATCTGATACGTTCCAAATCTTTATGACAGCACCATTACCACTATCAAGTAATAATATTTTATTTACATCAGCCATTATTGCTTTTGCCTGTTCTTCTGTTTTACCGTTTTCTGTCAGGTGAATAAAAACT